TATGGGGGTTAAAACCATGCGTATAATTTAATAAATATATAAAAAGTGCATTTTTTGCACGACTGGCGTGGGTTTCAGCCGATTTTGGTACAATAAGAGGATAAAACGAAACGTTTCCATCCAGTACCATTCAAGTATAATTTAAACGGAGCTTAATGAGGTTTTAAAGGAATAAGGTTAATAGTTTGCAAGACAGCCCCCCCAAAGCTGCATTATAAGGCATTTTCAGGCTGTCATGGTGTTTGCACCGCCCATTTCCGTACCGATCTTCGGAATCTCTCTTTTTAAGTCGATTATTTGTTCTTTAAGTTGCTGAATTTCTTCTAAATGCTTGCTATTACTAGCTTCTAGGGCTTTTATTGCCAAAAGTAACCCATCGATTATATGTTGATTATATTCATATCCTACCTTATCCTCTTCAATGACTGATCCAGCCTCTTCAATAGAAGGATAATTTTTACTTTTTGACCCTTTTTTACCCTTTAGGTGGACACTTGGGTGGACATTTAGGTGGACATTTTCCCTGTTTTTTTGAGCATTTTTATTTTCATTTAGGTGGACATTCTCTAAATCAATATTTAGTAATTGCTCGATAGTTACTCCAAAATATCGAGCAATTACCTCTAGCTTATCCAATTTTGGATTATTATCCCCTATTTCATAATGTGAGTAAGTCGCACGGCTAAAACCCAATCCCATAGCGGTTTCATGCTGAGTTTCCCCCTTTCTATTTCGTAAAAAAACGAGGTTATTTTTAAGAAATTCAGACATGTGGATAAAATTTTCGAGCATTTATTTTGTTTTGCTCGAAAAACGAGCAATATTTGTAGTACCGGAATACGGTACAAAAAACAGAGGCATAAAAGTATGGAAAAAACTAGAGCAATAGGCATAATTCGAAGAGATGTGGCTACCCTGGTAGCTTTTAAACATGGGGTTTCAGATAACTACGTTAGGAAGGTAATAAGGGGAGACCGTGAAAATGAAGCCATTATGGCGAGTTACATGGAAATAGTAGAACAGGACAATTTGCTCCTGGAAGCAGTAAAAAAGGTAGTTCCCCTCTAACCCATTATTCAATCATCGTTCAAAACCTACCACATTGAAACTAATCGATAATATACTTTGGATTGAATATGCAGACTTCCTTTCAGCAGGTTGGAAAGAGGATTCTGTTAAGAAATCGAACCTCCGGAACGGCCCATATTGGATCATGATCCCCAGCCCAACGGATCGCCGTAGCCCTTTGGTAAAATACGAAACCCTCCGGGCAGAGCATCAGCAAAAGATACAGGCCAAGTTTGGTAACCCTTATGAATACATGGCGAAAGAGCCTATCCGTAAAATGGTTAAACCGGATTTTAAAGCCGAAGATCATTTCCGGAGTTACCGATTTGATAATGATAAGTCTTTATCATACGAGCATCAGAAGAAATATTCGATAGCTGCCTCCTGGTTGAATATGTGTATTGAGATTACCAATAATAAAAAAGCATTCAAAGAGATCGGTATCAACAGAGCAGAGTTTTGGATACATGTATGTGATCTTATCAAGACGCAGGAAGTTGATCTGCCAACTTCATACCAGCGGCTCATTAATAAAATAGATGAGTACAAAGAGAAGGGATATGATTGTTTGATAGACTGGCGTTTCGGCAATAAGTTGGCAGCGAAGATTGGTAAAGCAGAAGGATGTTACAATGAAGAAATTGCCGAGCAGCAAACAGCCCTTATTCGCAAAGCTGCATCGATGCATAACAATTTCGATGCAGTACAGATCACCCGATTTGTAAATACAGTTTTTGAAAAGAACGGCTGGCCAGTAATATCTAATGGTACCGTTAAGAATATCATCGCAAAGAACCAGCACATAATTACTCCTGGACAAAAAGGTACACGGGTATATAATAGTACCGTAGCGATGCAAGCCAAACGTAAAAGACCGGATTACCCATTATACTACTGGTGCTTGGATGGTTGGACAGTGGAACTTCTATTTCAACAGGAGCGTAACGGTACCATGACCTACAATAATAGGTTGGTAATGGTTGTGGTAATAGATACGATGAATAATTATCCGGTAGGATATGCCATCGGTGAAAGAGAGAATGCCGACCTCATCAAGCAAGCCAACAGGAATGCAATAATACACATGCAGGAACTGTTCGGACAGTCTTATAGACCTTGGCAATTACAGAGCGACAACTTCGCAAAAAAGCAAATGACCTCTTTCTATGAGGCAATGACTCAGATATACACACCAGCTGCTGTAGGTAACGCAAAGAGTAAAGTAGTGGAACCTTATTTCAACGAGATCAACACTAAATATTTTCAGACACAGTATAATTGGAGCGGCCATAATATCACTTCTTCGAAGAAAAGGCAACCGAATACTGAAATGCTTGATAAGATCAAAACTACATTTCCTGATAAGCAGGGAGTGATCAGCCAGATCAATATGATCATGCAGCATGAGCGCAAAAATAAGATTGCGCAGTTCGTAGAAAGATGGGCGCATATGCCAGCAGAAGATAAGGTGGCACTCAGTATCCAGGATAAACTTATCTGCTTTGGTAAACCACACAGCCACACCAATAGCATAACTGGTCAGGGATTGGTAGCAACCATTGACGGAATGAAATACACTTGGGATAGTTTCGACCCCTCCTTTAGAGCCAATCAGCATTTATCCTGGCAGATTGTTTATGACGAAACAGATATGACTCAGGTGCTTGCCATTAACGAAGAGTCACGGTTACAATTTGTCCTTGAACAAAAGAGGGTATTACCAATGGACATAAAAAGTATGACCGAAGAAGATCATGCCTACTTATCACAAATAAGAGGATTCAATAAAGAGCGTCAACAGGAGATCATACAGACCTATATCAGCGATGCTGAAATAGTGGATGAGCTTGTTTCCAATACACCATTGAATATTTCTGATTTCACGGAAGCCAGCCTAAAGTTAATGTTCACCAATAAGGGTCAACAGAAAGAGGGTTTACAGGATGCTAAAGGTTTGCGCATACAACAACAAAAACAAATTAAGGTCGAAGCCAAAGCCCAGGAAGAGAAGGTAAATGACTGGCATATAAAGCAAATGGAATACCTGCAAGGCAAGACTGATTTAGAACAGTATTTAGATTAACCATTTATTCATCATAAAACAAAACAACATGCTAATAGTACTCTGCACCCTTTGGATATCGGTTGTGATTTTAGTAGCAGCAGCCAATATTTCCGCTTCCATAAAAGATTCCAAAAAATAATAAACTAACCCATCAACAACAGCAACATGACAACACAACAAAAAAATCAAGTCATCGAAGATGCCGTTCGGTACATGAACGAAAAAAGCATCTCTCAAGCTAGAATGGCCGTATTGACCGGAATCAATGAAGGCTATTTAAGTAACATGCTCCGGGGAAATTACAAAATCAAAATCGGCAATGGACACATTGTTGATATTGATGAAAAATGGTTCTACGCTTTATCCGAAAAGGTAGGCTCCGAAGTTGAAAAGCAATATTGGGAAACTGTTCCAACCCCTGAATTCGTTCAGATGATCACTTCCCTTGAAAGCTTCAAAAAGACCAGTAAGAGCGGTATGATCATCGGATCAACCGGAATGGGCAAAACCTATACCTGTGAAAAATTTGCGAGCAAGCATCCCCAGCACACTTACAAAGTGACGGTAAATGAACTGCACACACTGGGCGATATCTTGAATGATTTATTGTTTCAGATGGGTGCCGATACAGGAGGCAGCTATTTAAGCCGATTGGAAAAAATACGCCTCAAAATGCGCTGGTTGAAAAGACAGGGTGGTAAACCAATCATCATCCTTGATGAGTTCGAAAATGCCAAGAGTCCACTTATCAAAACCATAAAGGCTTTGTATGATGGGATAAAAGGATATGGTTCTATCGTCCTGATTGGAACTGATCAGCTTCCTAAAAAAATTGAAAGGCTCCGCTCTCTTAACCGAGATGGCATGCCACAGTTTTGGAGAAGGTTTAAAGCGGGTACAAAACACATAGAACCAATGCAGCGCAAAAACTTTGCTTCTGTATTGGAGAAAATGGGAGTTAACGATAAAGGGTTATGCAGGTTACTTCATGACTTATGCGATAACTACGGGGAATTGAATGATTATTTGGAACCCGCACTGCGTGAATCTGACTTGGAGGGTAAGCCGCTAACAGAAGATTACTTCAGGCTATTGTATAACCTGCCAAAATATTAAGTATGTCAGTTAAACAAGATCATATCAAACAAGCAGAAAGGGCCAGCTTTCTAAAAGACCAGGTATGTGCGTTGCTTGAATGGACTGCTTTACAATATGCCGAGAATCAGTACCATACTGGGCTTCAATACCTACAGCATTATATCCCCCGTGACCCGGATGGTATTGATCAACTGGCATCCAATAGAATCTTTTGGAACTGGTGGAAAAATCGCTGGCTGGATAGGGATGAACAGTTTTGTAATGAGGGTACGCCTACGCTCACGATGGCTACAAGGTTAAAAATATACAGCCTGTTACACAATGCTGAATATCTGGCCCGTGAAATATATCCGAATGGCATTGTACTTAATGCAAGCTATGCTGTGATGATTGATAATGTTATTAAAGAGATGATGATATGAATACAGCAGAATACCTGGGAAGGCACATGCCATCCATACGATCCATTATCAACCGTGCTGAAGGACGGATATTAGAAGCTACTGGTATTAAACTGTGTTTGGATATAACCGAGGTGAGCGAACTGGAAAAATCTGATGTGCTTCTTTTCGAGATCATTCATAAATGTTGTACAGCTTGGGAGATCACCTATCCTTATCTGGTTGAAAAAAAGCGAATTGATAAAAAGGTCTGTATGCGTTTTATTGTTTGCTGGCTTCTGAATCTGCATTTTAAAAGAAAGGTATCGCAAACAAAAATGGCACAGCTAGTCGGGTTGAAAGATCACAGTTCATTTATACATAGTGTCCAGACCGCACAGGATTTATACGATGTTAAAGACCCTTTATTCATGCTTTATTATTTACCTGTAAAACACTTGTTCGATGAGATTAAAACTAACTAACGCTGAAATGAATGCCCTTTGTCATGAACTTGGTGGAGTTCTAACTTCTTTTGAAAATAGAAAAATCAGAGGTGATGAATTTCAAATGCAGGATAAACTTGCAAAGGCACTTACAGAAAGGATATGGACAATTCTTTATAAAAAATCCTTTAATCAACAGCCTAAATATTCTTTTGAACTTCCTCCTGAATTAACCATTTTTCTGTATTGCCTTTTTTCTGGAAGAGAAGCATATAGCGACTTTTCAAAAAATCTATTGCTCAAACTCTGCAACCAAATTCACCAGCATTTCGCTTAATCAACTATTTCAATAATCTAAAAATCAACACCCGATGACCAGAATCAAAAAGAAAGTAATTGCCAATGTTACGCTGGAACAGGCACAGGAAGCCAGCCAAAGTTTTGCTAATACCTATACCCGATTGGATAAGGTACAAGCTAAAATGAATGAAGAAATCAATAAGGTAAAAAGCAAGTACCAGGACGAGATCACAGAACTACAGGACTCTATTGCGGAGCCACAGGAAGTGCTTGAAGTTTACGCCAATGAACAGAAGGAAAACTGGGGTAAGCGAAAAAGCTTTGAACTGTTACATACGGTGATCGGCTACCGCACTGGTATGCCAAAGGTTACCAAAGCGAAAGGCTTTAGCTGGGAGGCAGTAACGGAACTTGCTTCTAAACATTTCCCAGGATTGGTTCGCACTAAAATTGAACTGGATAAGGATTCGGTAATCGTGCTGAGCAAGGAAGACAGCTTTGATGAAATCAAGAAAACCTGTTTTATCGATGTGGTACAGGAAGAAAGCTTTTATGTTGAAGCCAAAAAGGAAGAACTACAACCAGCCTAACGTTTCCTTTGAATTACCCCCATTCTGTACCAAAATAAGCCAATAGAATGGGGGTATTTGACTCCCTTTTACCCGGTAAATCCCCCTTAAAATGTCCAAAAATCAACGAATAGAGGGGGGGATTTTGCACTTTTTTTCGCTATAAAACCACCTTTTTACACCCTTTAAAATACCCTAAAATGCAACAACAGCAACACTTTCCTGCCTTTCAAGAATTTGATACAGGATGTTTTAATACCTCAAGTGGGAAAATTATCAATTTAAATAACCCGACAGAGGATATGATAGATATAAGGGATATAGCCTCCTCTTTATCGAAAATTTGCAGATTTGGTGGCCATACGAATCAGTTTTACTCAGTAGCCCAACATTGTGTTTTGGTGGCTGCTATGGCCCCGGATATCATCAAAAAAGAGGCTTTACTCCATGATGCCTCTGAAGCCTACCTACAGGATATTGGCAAACCTTTAAAACACCAGCTGGGAAGGACGTACAGAAAATTTGAAGTTCTATTTGAGCATGTGATTTCGCTGAAATTCAGCCTTAAAACCGATGACTGGACTTATGATGAAATCAAAAAGCTTGACCGGGAAATATTGGAGTTGGAACATGAGGCATTTCAGAAGGGAAATTTCAGGCCATTTGACGAGATGGCAGAAAAGTACAATTTGATATTGAAAACGCCCGGATGGGCTCCTGAAGTGGCTGAAATGGTATTTCTAGCATCATTTGCGGATTATTCTGAACCGATAACAAATAGTATCAATGGCTAAAGCGATAGGATTAAAGCAGCTACTTCTCAAAAAGTACAACTTGATCGAAGGTTTAAGCCCTGAATTAAAGGATAGTTTAGGAGATATTGAAGATGCTTTTACCATGGTTATTTGGGGGCTTTCTGGTCAAGGGAAGACAAATTTCACAATCAAAATATTGGAAGAGTTAAGCAGACTATGCGGCAAGGTTGCCTATAACAGTTTGGAAGAGGGTCATGGAAAGACCATGCAGGATTTAGCAATAAGGCACGATTTAGTGGGCAAAGGGGCTGATATGTTATTTATCGACAACGAACCCTTTGATGATCTGGTAAAGCGTCTTAAAAAGAAAAGAAGCCCCAAAATCGTGGTGATTGATAGCATCCAATATTCCAGAATGACTTATGAGCAGTATCAATATTTGAAAGAAAGCTTCAGAAGAAAAATATTCATATTCATAAGTCATGCATCAGGGAAAGAACCAAAGGGAAACACTGCGATCTCTATTAGGTATGATGCGAATATCAAGGTTCATGTGGAAGGATTTATTGCTTTTGTGACAAGTCGTTATGGTGGAACGAAAAACTATGTTATATGGGAAGACGGTGCCAAATCGTACTGGGGTAAGAAATATCCAAGTAAGATACTAAAAGTGAAAAAGGCAAAAGCTAAAGTCCAGCCTACTTCTGAAGAACCGAAAGAAACTCCTATCATGGCCACCGAAACCATTATCCAATAACTGCTGAATAAATTTTTTAATGATGAGCCGTAACAAACAAAATATTGCCACAATGGAAAGGGTCTTGGCTCAAAAGACTATCGAACTAATGCAATTGCAAAAGAAGGTAGATAATTTGAGAAAAGCCAATAAGCTACCTATTACTGATCATGCGATTGTGAGATATCTGGAACGTGTAAAAAGCGTAGATATCAATCAGGTATATTCAGAAATACTCACTCCTGGCTTAATTCAATATTATCATGCGTTAGGCGATGGTACTTTTCCTATCGGAATAAAAAATATCCGTGCTGTAATAAAGGACGGAGTTATTATAACCATTTTATCTTAATCAAATACTAAAACCAAAAAAAATGAAAAAGCTACTATTAGTTACACTCACAATTTTATACTTAAATGCAAATGCTCAAGAGTATTCGGTACAAGATCATTTAGTGAAAAATATTTATGATGATTCCCTAAAACGGTTTGGGGATTCATGTAAAATAAGAGGGCACGTTTTTCCTTCATATACTTTACCAATAAAGGATTCTACTGAGCATATTGTAGATGAACGTGATACAACTTTTTTAGTAAAAAAACAGGTCATATTCATTTATTCATGCATGAGATGTTTAATGGATAGTATTATATACCGAAGGACAGAAAAGCCCATTTGGATAAGAAAAAAAGTAATTAAAACACTCACCAATAACTCAAACAATATGAACACCCAAAACAATCAAACACAGAACGAACCAAGTTGGCAGACAAGTAACAATTTTCAGGAATTATCCCCAGCTGAAAGAGAGTTTAGGCATAAGTATGGAGAAACAATGGTAAAATTTTACGAGGAAATCTGCGCTAATCCCGAATTAAGAGAAGTATGTAACCAATTTTTACGTAGGCATAAACTTGAAACATTAGGACTGCCTATCGAAAAAGGTGTTACACGTCTTTTTGATAACAAAGGAAGAGAGGTATTTTTTCAAGATGATTCTCTTCAAATAATCATAACAGCTTATTTAGAAAACGGTGCTGTACTTACTACATGGCTGAACGGTGAAGGGTTTATTTACAAACAAGAACTGAAGTAATTAATAACCATACCTACCATGTGGGATAATACTTGCATGGTAGGTATAAATAATGTCGATATACTTAGAAAGTATAATTAAAAATAAAAATAATCTTATGAAACAGTTATTCATTATCATTTTACTAAGTGCCTATACAATAGGCAATTCACAAACGTATAACGCTTCTTATGTGCATTCCTTATATGAGAAATACCCAACTACAAAAAGCGATCTCTGCCCAGCTTGTAAGGAATGGCACAATCCTTTTTATGAAAGCATTGCCGATACTGAACGACACATGCCAATTGTAACACATCTGGTTTATACTAAGGAACACAGATTAATGCAAGAAGCAATTGAAAAAAATAAAACCTTTGGCCGTTCCGGCATATTTGCAGCATGGTCACCTGTTAAAGGCCAGCCAAAGCTTGATAACGTTTATAAAGCAGCCAATAAGATTATTGGCAAGGATAATACCATTTTTGAAATAGTATATGGTCATTGTCAGGCATGGATACTCTTAGCATGGTGCCAGGATGCAGCCATCTTTTCGGATACACAGGACTTCAACGAGGGTATGGAGTATCAGGGCCAAAACATTGGAACCGAAATAGCAACAGAAAATTTATGTAGAACCCTTACTGGCTTGAAACAGCCGGAAGTAACGGATAGTATTAATATCTGGTGTGGTACTTATGGAAGCCAAAAAAACTACAGTTCTGGCAATATTACCGTAAACGTACCTACTCATTACTGGAAAATAATTCAATATTTCGATAAGGTTAAAAAGACGACCACCACTACTTGCTGGTGGATGCCAAATTTACCTACTGAAAGTGAGAATAAACTGGCTCAAAGGGAAATAAGTATAAATGATCTTTTGGGAATCATTGGATTTAACCCCATGACAGTATTTGTTAAAAGCTAGTTTAATAAAAGGGAATATTATGACTTCTTCAAATTTGCCAGTAATAGGTGACATGGTTAAGTTCAATGGATATGATGCGGAGTGTCAACCTAAGATTGAAACCGCTACAATTATTGGTTATGATGAGCATACCTTTTATACAAAAATAATAAGCCCCAAAGATCAATTTTCCCAACACCCTTCTTGGAGCGATACCTTCGATCTTATCAATGTAACAAGGGAGTTTAGGCTAGGTTTTCATCGGTCACGATTAATTGCAATAATCAAAACGGATAAAATCATCATCAATCATAACCTTGTTCAACAGCAACTATTTTAGTATGAAACGATTTATAATAACGAATCATTCTTTCAAAGGTCATATTGAATCGATATACGATTTTATGGGCACTCTTTGTAGGATTGATTATACCAAAGCTTCGGGGCTAAATCCTGCTCAGATAAAATTATACAAAGACCGCATTACCATTAAATCAGAAAATATATACTCTGCTTTTGAGGGTACAGGTGTACAGGTTGAAGAGGTTGACTTTGAAGTAACGTTTCAGGACTTTATTCGTGAATACCCCTACAAGCGTAATACACACCTAGCCGAATCCTATTGGCCTAGATTAACCAGTTCAGAGCAATACCAGGCATTCTGTGCAGCCATAGATTACCGTAAATACTGCGAAAGGAATAAAGGCTGGTATAACCCCAAAATAGCCGAAACATGGCTTAAAAAGGCTGAATTCAAAAATAAATGGCGTGACTTATGATACCTATTAATCCGGCACAGCTGAAGGCTTTAAATACACTTATAAGCAAACTTGGCATAAACAAGGAAGATAAGGCTATGATGGTTGAAGGTTTTAGTAGTGGCAGATGTTCAAGCAGTAAGGATTTGTATTTGGATGAGGCAACTGATATGATTAAACATCTGAAAGAACTTGATCCAGAAAACGCTAAAGCAGATAAGATGAGAAAAAAGATTTTAAGCATGGCCCATGAGATGAATTGGCGGGTGAATGGCAAAGTAAATATGAAGGCAATAGATACTTGGTGTAGAAACTACAGTTATCTTAAAAAAAGCCTTGACAGATATACTTACAAAGAATTACCTAAATTAGTTAGCCAGTTTGAGAGTGTTTATCATCACTTTTTAAAATCGATTTAAACCATGATTGAATATCAAGAATTACGAATAGGGAATTTAGTTAGATACAATGAAAAACTTTTTAGAATATATAGTATTTCAAAAGAATATCCTTTTCTTGATACACAAGAATTTGGACAAGGATGCGTTTTATATCAAGAATTATATGGAATCATTCTCACCCCTGAAATACTTGAAAAGTGTGGATTCGAAAAAAAATTAATTGGTGATAAAATATATTACTCTTTTAGTTTATTTTATGGGCTTTCTAATTATGAATTTGCTTTTTACCCATTTTTTGATTTGGGAAATGGTATTAATGCTGCAGTTCTTTTATACAAAGGCATATTGATTGGAGGAAACCTATATTACGTCCATGAACTCCAAAACATATATTTCGCACTTACCGGAAAAGAGTTAAAAATAAAATTTTAATTATGATACAAGCAAATGAGTTGAGGATAGGGAATTGGTATAAATGTCGCAAAACGGGGTTAACAGAAGAAAGTTATGAGCGTTTTTCTGATTTTCAATCTTTCGCAAATTATTTGTATGATTGCGATCCCGTCCCCCTTACTCCCGAAATACTTCGGAAATGTCATTTTAGCGAAAGAGCGTTAGCCTTTACTGGACACATCGGGTTTACACTTAACGATGAAGATTATTATATTGGATTGCTTGATGATAATAAAGGAGGATGGAAGTTTCACAACCCTCATTTTAACTTAACAATTCAGTATCTCCATCAACTACAAAACTTGGTTTTCGCACTTACCGGGAAAGAACTATATATAATCAGTCTATAAAAACTGTAGTTATCTTTTTTTTGCTCTTTTGAGAAAAAAAAATAATATTGTTCCAACCACCTAGCATAAGCATGATCCAACGGGGCTCCCAAACCTTATTTGCGGATATTTTTGAGCAGCCTAAAGCTGTTCTACCTAAGCCTTTAAAGGGTCGTAATTCTCAACTCCATAACCGCCGCAACGAATGCCTTATAGATAGGTATTTCTATTACGGTCAACAAAAATGGCGGTATTCAGCTATCCTTGAAATCCTCGAAACTGAATTCTTTATTTCCCGTGTCACCATTCCTGAAGTGATCGCAGACAATTACCCCACCCTTTCTGCCTTAAAAAAGCAGCAACCTACTGTTAAAGACTTTCAAAAAAAGTGGCCACACCTTGTTTGGTAGATCAGTCTGATCCGATTGTCGCATTAATTACTAAGCCAGGTTGTAGCTTCGTATAATCCTTCATAGCCGTATTATCCTCTGTAGCTGTATTGAATAGCATTACCCTTACCCGGATAGGATCAGTCCTTCGTTCACTATTAGACTGTATCCAGGTGAAAGGTTGAGTCATGGGAGATTGATCAGTGTCATCTAAGGGCATCCAGCCATGTAAAAATTTGAAAAGCTTTTGTTCAATATCATAAAAGGCAAGTGCATTCTCTTTTGAAATATCAGGTGCTATCGAGTTTGCACTACTGAAGGGAGAAAATGCCAACCGTATCTGTATAGTAATGGTAGACCACACACTAAGGCCACCTTCCATTTGATTTTGAACAGTATCAAAGTCTATCAGCACGCATGGGAAGCTAACCGCTGGCCGGGTATCATAATGCTCGAGCTGCCCTAAGTCCTGGTCTATCCAGGTTACTTCCGGTACATGCCTTTGAATATGTTCCTGTATTTCTAAAAACAAATCTTTAAGTGAACTCATGGCTGTTATTTAATGTTGTCAAAAATGTTTTTTATACCCATTATGGTTTCTGCTTTCACGGCTTCATAAAAGACAGGACTATCGTAATAATTGGTTGGCATAAATTGCCTTTTGGGAACGTTCATATTGCGGGTAAATCCCTTCACAGCGACATTCTTTACTCCCTTTAGTGTATTGATCCTTCTAAGCCCTGGCTTAACCGTTACCTGCCCTGTAAACCCTTCGTTATGCACCCGTGCATAGGGTACGTTTGTTCTTATGACAGTTTTACCGGGAGAGGTATTAAAGTAAAAAGACGATGCAAGGTGGCCAGTTTTACGAAGGATGCTTCCATCCGGTCTTGGCTTTTTAAGTTGTTTCCAGGGTTGGAAGCTTTCTCCCTGCCATCCCTGCGCTCTAAAATTTCCATTGATAAACCGTATCGCAATCTCTCCAACCCGTTTAGGCCAAACGTTGTTCATATAGCCTTTAAAGGCTGTTGTAGACCTGTTTAAACCTTGGAAATATTGCTCTGGTGTCATATCTTTGAAGCCTCATTTAAGGGGTAATAAACCGGGATTAACGAAGTGCCTTAACAGCACTGGCCGTGAACTTCCGGTTTTTTATTTCCTATATCTCAATATTCCTTTTCTTAACTCCACCAATCTTTTATCGGTCAGTTTATAAAAAGTATCTGTTTGTAAACTATTTTCTTTGTCAGTAACGATCAATACATACGCACCGTCCTGATAATATTTGATATAAAAGTTTACCAGCCTGTTATTCTTATCCCGGTTGCTCCATATCTCATTGGGCTTTTGCAGTGTATCGATGATATTAGCACCATACGTAAATCTTTTCTCCGAGTTCTTTTGCAATAAATGATCCTTTACACCCTGATCAAAAAATACACTGTTATTCACAACGTCCACTTTGACAGCAGCTTCTCCTAAAGATTCCTTCCACCAATTGGCAAACTCATCAGGTGACTCCATTGTTTTAATAGGGGGCAATTTGGACACATCAGCAAATATTTGTTCAGGCGTTCTTAGGCCATAATTTTTGACAGCATCCAATTGCTTTTCTTTAAAATTGGCATTGACAAAATAGGGATGATCATCCTTGAAGGTTGTTTTTGTTTTACCGGAGTTATTCCTGAAATAAGGCGCAATAAAATCACCCAATTTACCTGCTTCCTTATCAGTCATGGTAACCTTATCAGCCACACCGGGAACGATAGTACAGCGGCAATTCCAATCAATCGGTGGCCAGATGGTATTCCATACTGGAGATTCAACCGGGAGGGTAAGGCCATCGAGTGCCGCATGGGTAGGACGTACCCGATCATCACCAGCTGTGGAGTATTCCAGGTACTCAGAACTTTGAGAAAGATTATCCCATTTCAGGGCCATTAAAGCCGATTGATAGGCAGTGTCATACTCTGTTTTAAGATAAGTCTCGTTAAAGGTATTCCCGGTTTCTGCTACCCTGTTTCGGAAGGTTACAAAATCAACGATCTCACCTTTTTCATTTAGCATCATACCCCGGAAGGTTTCTAATTCGGCTAAGTCCTTTGCCGCAGAAAATTTGTATATGTTTTGTTCGAGGTAGGCTTTTAAAATGTTCCTTTCATCATCATAGGCAAACTGTACACCACCCAATCCTTCATGGGCTGCTTTTATGAGTGAGGCAGCAGTGCGTTCATAGATTTCCTGATCTATAAACCCTTTACTGATCTTCTCATCAAAGAGTTCTTTGGCGATACGATCCAAAAGGCTATCCCATTGCTCATTAGAGGCCGATAGGGAAGGCAAAGGGTCTGTGTCGTGGTAACCGCCGCATATAGAGCATTTACGGCTGTAAATGCCTTCCAGTTCTTCCATAAGCCCCACTATTTCAGTGGGGCGGGGTCGAAAAAATCAGCCAACGCAGCTCGTAGGTTCTGCCATGCCGTTAAATTGGGCTTTTTGGCATGCGGTATCGGATCAGTTGGCTTCTTGGTAGGATTGGAAGGATTATTTATGGGAGGATTTAAAGCAACTTGTTTTTCAGCCTCCATCTTCTTTTTCAATGCATCATAATCATCGGGCTTCGGGATATTGTAGGTATCGTACCAGTAATCATCTCCGATGGGAACTATTTTGGCGATCTGGCTATCAATGATCACTTTTTGAGACAGGGTAACAAGATCTATTTCTTTCTCAAATTCAAACTCACCCTGATCAGCCGGGTAGCCATAACTCTTACAGATAGCCCTAAACTTATCCGTATTCAATTGATCAATCACATACTGCATATCTGCCTTAGTGATTTCCATTTGTTGTTTGCCGTGTTCCTGGGCTTTGGCATTACTGCCTCCGTGTGTGCTATTGGTTGTTTCAGTATTGCCGAGTACGATGATCGACATTTCATCATTACAGGCGTTTTTAAGGCGTTCCTGTAACTGTCCATCACCATTACTGATCTTGCCATCCTTAATATCAAAATCCACCTGTTTGGGGATCATGATAGAGAGTGATCCTCCGGCTTCATCTACTGATTGAAACAGTTGATCTTTTATCTTTTTATCAAAAGCATCATAGCGATATACCCGCATTGGTTGGCCGAATATTTCTACATATTGCGCCCAATCTCCCATATTACCCTTTTTGTAAAGAGCATACGGCGCACACTGTAAATACAGGCCGTAATCCCTGCGATCACCGATTACCCAAACATTACTCAGGTCACTATAATCAATCCCCGCATAATCACTTTGCTCCACAGTGATGATACCCATTTCAGGTTTGATATGCTTACGGTTGATTTCTTCAAAGAAAAAATCTTTGCCGGGTATAAACTCAAAACCAGTAATGCCCCAGAACTGAGTCATTAAAAGGCTACGCAACATTTTGCGAAAAGCAACAGTTTTAAAAAGCGGCTCCATACCCTCCACCTGCTTGTCATCCTTTTTAAAGCGCAAACTTTTATTCAATACGGCATCCAGGCGTTTATTGATAATTCCCGTTAGATGTGGATCGAGGCGTACATCTTCGTATAGATCATACAACCTGGTACGGTTGGGATAATAAATACTTTCTGCATTAATATGCGCATCCCGCCAACTACGAATATCCTTTGGCGTTCTGTCAATATTGCGAAGGATAATCTCATTTAAGATCACCGCTTTGGGATCGATATTGCTACCGGGCATTTTAAAGATGCCTTCAGCAGTTTCAGGACTTACAAATCTTGGTTTTTTTTGTGCCATAATATTTATTGCTTGTGTTGCTACAAAAAGGATTAATAAAACTGCCTTCTTCTTGGATTGGAGGATGATCCTACAAATCCAGATTCATCTAACGGATTAGTTGGATCAATCGGCAATAGTGGCCACTGTGGATCACGTTCTCCCCTCATTACTTTATCCAGAAATTTGATAGCATCTTCATAAGATGTTCTGAACAAAGTCAAATTAATGTTTGGGTTACCGAGTTTAATGAGGTGCCATGCGATAATATCTTTGGCCAATGAATTTAAAAATTCATCGTAAAAAGTAGGATTGCTATCTACTTCGCCTCCATCGGTAGATACTACTCCGGTTGTAACAGGAGAACTTCCGAACATGGCCACCAAATCATATCGGTTAAGATAGCTTTTCATTTCACCCATAGCAAGGGTAATGGCTTTATCAACGATACTATCATCTCCCCTGGTGATCTCATCTATGATCTCAGGGTAAAGCGGTGGGGTAAGGTCTGCTTTGGTTAAATAAGCCATATCAATATCTTTTTGGATTGGGTTTACGAATCACAGTAGTAAAATCCCCGACAGCTGCTGTAGCTACTTTATCCTGGATAATCTTTACACCACCTTCCACTGCATCCGGGCCGTCCATTGTGCGAGAATTTGCGCTGGCTGATTTAAACTGCGCTTCCATTCTTTTCATGTGTGGATCATCCTTTAAAGCACTATTAAAGATGAGTAATCCCATTCTTACAAGTGGTTCCAGAGTACCTTCAATCCGGAACCATTTATCCGGCTTATCCCGATCATCAGGAGATATTAATAAAGTGCCTTTATTCTCTTTTCCTTTTTGATAAATCAGCGGTAGTAATACCTGCTCATAAAAAGGATTTTGGAGGGTATTGTTTTCGATAAAAGTGTAAAGCTGGGTGGCACCTGCTACATAATTCTTAGCGGCATACAGCCAGTCTATAAAGTTGCTGTTCGTGGTATTGTCTACCCAGCACTTATAGAGATATATTTTTTCATTGAGGTAGCCTAACACCACCACAGCCTTACAACTATTGTGCGCCTTAGATTTTAAGGACGGTTTATCTTTATTGGATGGAGAAGGATCAGCATATACTACGCAAAAAGTCATAGACTTTAGCGGAGGACAGCTACCCCAAATTATTTCCTTGAAAGTCTTACCCTGTGATAACGGGTTATTGTAATATTCCTTCTGACCACTTTCGTAACTGATTTGAGAAAGTATTTTATCGATATGCTCTTCGGTATTCTTTTCAGGCCATGTTGAATTACCGAACTCATCCCGTATATTAATTAATTCCACATCATCGGCATATAAAGCGGCACGTACAGCCAGACTATCTTCTGCGATGATATTGTTATCAAAAAATATATAGTACGGTTTAGAGATATCCACTGTAGGGATAACGGCCTGTTCTATCCACTCCCATCTTATTTGTAAGCGTTCAGGGTTGCGGCATACCTCATCATCGTCCACATCATCGAATATGATTACATTGATACGGATTTCTTCGTTCTTGGCTCCTCTTGGGTTCTGCTCAGCACCTACTGCACGAAAATTACATTTATCTCTTGTAGAAAATTCTCCGTGTGTCCATCTACCTGCTTTCTCCTGTACACCATAATCATTGATGATCCGCTGGTTCGCTTCTAAGACACCCATATAAGTATCCAGTAAACGTTCAGCATTATCATAGCTTTTGGATATCAATAATGCATTTACAGGAACCTTTTTAACGAACTTTAAAAACAGTATTTCCATCATCCTACGGGTACTCTTGGATAATCCCCTTGCCCAGGCACGCCTTTGGTAAATACCTTTTGATTTGAATATCCGTTGGCTGCTTTTTCTTTGAAAGTCTGCTGATTTGGCAAAGCAGAAATTTGGAAAGTAATAAATAGCCCATTCTTCAAAATCGGCTTCCAGTTTTTTAATTCTTTTCTTTTTGGCATCTACAGTTTCAGAATGATCAATAGGAGTACTATTACGAATACTTTGTAAAAAGTCTTCCCATTCCTGTAAAGCCTGTTTATCGGATTTATTGGATAATATGAGTTTAGTGGTACTCATTTTTTAATGCTTGCCTGAATAAATGAGTTCCATAAATCGGCTATCTCCATTACCTGTTCAAATGTGCCAACCAATTGAACATGCTTGATAAATCGTTGACCGCTTTCAACGATATCTGCGATGGCTAAATCTGTTTCCAGATTACGAATAGCGGATGTAAGTTTTATCTGTATATCAGCTTGTTTGGAATCTCCATATCGCTGACCTACTGCCTTATTTTGGATGGCTGTGTTTAGTTCCTGTAATTGTTCATACAGGTTACTCATGATCTCCTGTTTACCGATCAAAAGTTGTTTGCGTAGATTTTTCCACCCGAAAGTATTTACCCAATTGCTGATTGTCTTTTCGGTTACGCCTACTTTTTTAGCCACCACTTTACCGTCCAGCTGTTCACGGGTGTAAAGGATTTTAGCAAGGTATTGCTTGTCTGATATCGCTTGTTTTTGTATTGCCATGACATGGCAAAGTTGTGTTTAAATGGCCTTTATAGTAATTGGCTAAAAGTATGATACCGCAAAAAGGATGGTATCGTTATGCAATTAGTTATATCTCATGAAATGCTGATTTGGCAAAGGTTTCAGGGCATTGCATTTTTACACTTCAAACACCAAAAGCAAAGATGGCTGATACGTTCAAAAAGATTGAAAAGGAATTTTTGCTTTCGGATAGCTCTTTAAATTCTTATAAGTATCGCCTGCTTACTTCCGGCTATTTATTAGATGAATTCCGTAAAAATCCCATCGGCTATTACATGCATGGGACAACAACTGAATATCCCAGAGAAAAAGGGGTATTGGTAAAATGGGATAATCTACGGGTAGACGGGGACAAAGTTTACGGCAAGCCTTGTATTAATCTCGGACACCCCAGGGGGCAACGCACTGTTGATGAAATTGAAAGTGGCTTTTTGAATGCCGCTTCTTTTGGTCACTTCGTTGTACTGGAAGTTTCTGATAAACCAGAGGATTATTTGGAAGGTCAGGAAGGCCCGACAGTAAGCAAATGGTTTAACCGGGAATGTAGTCTGGTAGATGTACCAGGTAATTATAACGCTTTGACAGAGTTATTCGATGCACATAATAATCCTTTACAATTAGCTGAACTAATCGCTTCACAAAAATTACCCCTTATGAAACAAATATTCTTAACACCCGAGCAACTTGGAGTATTGAATCTTAAAGCAGATACGGACGCACCAGCGGTAGATGCGAAAATTAAAGACCTGGTTGCAGAGGCTGCTAAAGTACCTGGACTGAACCAGCAAATTCAGGATTTGAAAGTAAGCGAAGAAGCTGCTAAAAAAGCACTGAATTTATTGATTGCTGAACAGGGTACCACTACCATTGAAAACCTGATCTCCCAAGCTGTTACCGATAAGAAAGTTACGGTGGAAGTGGGTAATCAGCTAAAAGTAGCGTATAAGGACAATGCAGCAGGTCTGAAAGCCTTAATCGCTGCAATGCCAGTGTACCAAAGCATTACCGAAAAAATCAACGAAGAAGATAAGGAGTTGGCCAGTTTAGTGGCTATGAGTTATGATGACCTGGACAAAGGAGGCAAACTGGAAGAGTTGAAAGCTAAAGCCCCTGAATCCTTTAAAGCAAAGTTTAAAGCCCAATTCGGCACTGACTATAAAGGTTAATACCCGGACGAATTGAATTTACGGTGATAACAACAGCACACCATTTATTCAAAAGACCCCTATTAATAAAATGAAAAACCTCAAAAAAGTAACCAACCTCCTTTTTATCGCTGCTATGGCCATGTTGCTAAGCAATTTGTTTGCCGTTAGCCCGATTGTATTATTTGTCATTTTGGTATCGACCTCCTTGTTTGTACCTAAAGGAATGGCTTATATGGCTATTCAAGTAGAGATATGGGAAAGAGATATCGTAGGTAATCTCTTTAAAAATAATGATTTCGCTAAGCGAGCATTTAATGCCGATCAGTATGTTACCCAGGGTAAGATTGTGCATATTCCTTTTGCCGGGGCACCGAGTACTGTAAATAAGAATCAGACCGTATTCCCGCAGGTTGCAGTAAGCAGAGGGGATGTGGATGTGACTTATGCCATTGATACTTTCCAGACAACGCCAAGAAGGATAGCCAATATCGACAAATACGAATTGAGCTATGATAAAAGACAGAGTGTGGCTGGTGAAGATCAAAGGCAGCTTATTCAGGTGGCAATGAATTCATTGCTCTATAACTGGGCACCAGCAGCAGCCAATGTAATTCCTACTGTAGGAAATCCATTAGCAGCAACCCTTCCCAATGCTACCAATAACAGAGCCGGATTCACCAAAGCAGTATTTGGCCAAGCCAAACTTGCTATGGATGCCGCAGATATTGACCCGAATGGTCGTATCGCTCTTTTGACTGCTTACCACCATCAGCAATTCCTTGACAGTTTATCTGATGCAGAAAGAACAGGCTACAATGCTGCTGCTGATATGAAAAGAGGCGTAATCGGCATGTACTTAGGTATCGAAGTAATGATGCGTTCTAGCGTATTACGCTACCGTTTGAACGGTGGAGTATATGTACCAGTAGATGAGTATGGTGCAACTTTTGCTACCGATGATCAGACAGGAGATTGCGCTGCTTCTCTTTTCTATCAGGATTCAACTGTTGAACGTGCATTCGGTGGTGTTACCATGTTTGATAACCCTAACCGGGCTGAATACTATGGTGATATCATGAGCTTCGAACTGAGGATGGGAGGCCGTATCCGTAGGACAGCTGGTGTATATGCAGTTGTAGAGTCTATCATTCAGCCATAAAAAAACCCCAAAGACAGGCTAGATCAAGCCGTAAGCCCCCACCCTTTTTGGGTGGGGCATCTTTTAACTCAAAAAAATATATCGTGAAAAAATTATTATTCATCGCCCTCGCTCTCGGTACTTTTTGTGCATCACATGCACAGATCAGACTTACCAATCAGTCTACCAATACCAATGTATCTTCTACTGTTACCTCGTATATCAATTTTAACACTGTTCAGAGCAGGGTTAAAAGTGCACAGTTTACCGTTAATAAAACTAGCGGTACCCTGGCTGGTACGGTATATCTGCAAGGTACCGATGATGGTATTGGCTGGTACACAATTGATTCACTGACACTGGTAGATCAGGCGCAAAATGTAAAGATGTTCTTCTTTACAGGAACCCAGTTCAACTCCTATCGAGGAAATTTTAAAACGACAGGTACCTCAGTGAGTACGCTTTATATGACGCTATTACGAAGAACTGACGAATAAAAAGTTGCTGTTGTTATCCTAAAAAGCTACCCGGTTTAATCCGGGGGCTTTCTTTGAAAAAAAATCTTTTAAAAAAATAATCGTTGGAGTGGAACTGAATAATACAGCTACCCATAGTATCGGAATGTGTACAGCAACTGTTATTCTCAATGTTTTGAGAAGTGCAAATGAGTCAGAGATACTAACATGGTTCACGATAGGTGCTGCGGCAACAACCATTCTCTTCAACCTGCTTAATATCTGGTTGAAATGGAAATCAAGAAAAACCAAAAAATAAATTGTATGAAAAAGTTATTTCCCTTACTGTTTTTAGCTGCTTTGATTGTACTGGCTATGCCAATGTACATGTATGCAAGCGATTCTACCAATGCTGTTTTAAGCGGTGGTGCTACCTCTTTCGCTGAAACCTTATTGACTTACCTGGAAGGAAAATGGCCTATTATTTCAACGATAGGAACCGTGTTATTCCTGATCTCTGAAGTTCTGGGTAGTTCCACTACCATTAAGCAGAACGCAGTGTACCAGGTAATCTTTTCAGTATTACAATCCCTGTTTGGTAAAAAGAACGCTTAATGAAGCAACTCCTGTTCATATTATCTATTACGCTGGTTTTTGCTGCCTGTTCTCATAGGGTAGCCCCTACCTCATCCAATCAATCCCTGATTTGGGATAGTACCTGGATTGAAAGGGGAGCGACCCTAAAGGATACAGTGATCACTGATCCTGCTGATAGTGCTTTTGGTAGTATATCCCTTATTGCCAATATGCCTTCATGGACTTTGGATACCAGCTGGTATAGTAAATCCGGACAATTGCAGGCTTCAGTAAAAATAGCAGGTGGCCGTATTCAGGTAATATGCAGAGAGGACAGTTTGAAAAGACGCATTCAATGGCTGGAATGGCAATTGACTGAATATCTCTACCGATCTCTCAAAACACAGGATAAGCAAATCATTACCGTTCCGGTACCTACGCCTCATATACCTAAATGGGTATGGTGGTTGATTGTATTCAATGTTGTGTATTTCGGGTTGAAGATAACCTCGGCTTTTTATATGCCATCTAATGGTTTATTAAAG